GCGCAGAAAGTATCCCTTCCATGGGCTATCGCCCAAGGTTCTAACGATAAATGTTAGTTCCTCTGGTGACCAATAGGTCACCGCTCCACCCCAGTTTTAGTTTTACTCGGCGGGGTACCGAGTAGACGCCTGCGAGAAACTCCTCGCTGTTAATCAACAATTTACGTTGATATTCACTCCTGTCCATAGGCCGGTAATGTTTTTTCGGCCCGACTGTGAGAACACGAAACTCCTCCTTTTGGTAACGCTTATTAATTCGTTTTTTGAATTTATTAGCATTGCTTACGGGAGGTGTCCTGGGACAACAAAAACCAGGAACGTTTGCATCCTCAGAGACATTAGGTATAGCCTGCGAGTACACGTACTCCAGGTAGTCGCCAATGTAGAGAGATGTTGAATAGTACGCTGAATTCCAGAGACTATTACAATAGTCAAGGTAAGCTACGTACTTAGCGGCGTCGTACGACTTTTTCTTGCCAGGTTTGGGCATTGGCAAAAGCTTCTTGATCTTGACAACAGTTACGTCTTGACCAAGGACGGCATTCATTCCACAGGATTCTCGAAAGATTCCAGTGGTACAGCATTTGGAGGCGTTGAATTTCAATCCAAAACCCTCAAATACATCATATAAAGGCATATGGTTTTCGCCCTTAATGATAATGTCGTCGCCGTACACGTACACAGCTTCCCGAGCTTTCTCAAGTCTCAGGTTACTGCATACGTTTAAAGTGGCCACTGCTAATGACCAATGAACAATCGACATCACCGGAAAGCATAAAGCTGAACCCATCGGAGCGAACTTGTTAAGCAAAATTTGTTCGCCCGAGAGCACGGTGGTACCAACTGTTCGACTAGCATGAAGGTATTTCCACAAATTGGTGTCTTTTAGTAATTCAAAGACTAACTCTGTAGATATACGATCAGAGGCCTCCTTCATGTCTAGAGTCACAATGTCTCCGGACATACTCCCACGCTTCGCTAAGTCTTGATTGACTTTCTGCGACTCGAAATTCACATGGCCTTTTGTAAGGTAGTGATTTTCGATATGAGGATATAAAATCCTTTTGATTCCCTGTTGGATCCATTGATATTCTAATGGTTCCATGGAAATCAAGCGTGGCCCTCTCGAGTCTTTTGGAACCAAGACAATTTTAGCAAACCCATATGGTAATCGGGTTTTGAGTCTCCGTTCTTTGACTTGAGATGCTAGATCCATAGCATTGGAATAATTGAATAAGAAATCGGGATAAACGGACTGCAAGCCATCATAGATGCGCTTAAAGTCCATTTTCTCCCAATTCAATTCTCCGGTAGCTACAGACCCTGGACCATGAGCTGGCTTGATGTTAGATACATCAACATCTAAGAAAAGCTCATAGAGGAGAGTACGAGCCACAGAAAGTATGGAAGCCAATCTCGAATTAATTCCCATTGCGCTACTGTCATCGCTAGAACTACTGCGACGCCAAGCAGCTTGGGATAACTCTTGATCGACTTTAATGAAGTCTTTAACAACTGCTTCATTAACTTCCTCCTTGTGGTTAATTTCGTACTTATACAACAAATAAAGTATTTGTCGTAAGTCCTTTACGGCAGAGATACACGGATCAGTTTTCACCAGTCCGTCCTTTTCGAAAACACGACTTAGCAAACCACTCAGAAAGAGTGGGTACGCTGTATCTTTTCCTTTTTTAAAGGCTTCGATACATGTGAGTCTCCCAGTTACAAGAGCGTTATCAATTGCTTTTGCGAAACTAGGTAAAGTTTTCGTCAGGAATGACAAACCTTCACTTTCTGTGCGCCTTCGGATTCTATTGAAGTCGCGCAAAAAACTTCGGTCATCATACTGCCGTACCATATCCTGTGTTATCAGGACTTCATAAATGCCGAGTAATAACTCGGTATGGCTCTTATGGTTTCTCATTAGAGATTCCTCCACAGAGCTGTCCTACTCAGATAATCACAGGGGTACCTCCCCTCGCACTACGCGAAGGGAGGCCCTTGAGTTCCGTAGTTATTACGGTTCTCCATTGAGTATTTTGGTGAGGTTGGCAGACGTCAAAAACGCTACCAACTGTATCACCTGCTTAGAAATATCATCAGAAGTGATGATACGTCTCGGCTTCTCAATGACGATGTAGGTGGATCCTGTCAATGTTGCGATATCGGTCGATCCTGTGTCCTCCTCAACTAAGTTGAGGCGGATAAGGTGTCGGTCAATCGCTTTCATGCCAGAACCTGCCACGGAATGTGAGATCACCAGAGTTTCTGGTGTTCCTGGATCCCGGGTAGCATTTGCACGAACGCTCTTAGAATTCTCGAGAGAGATCTGAGAGTAAGTGTGATCTGCTGCGCCATCGTTAAGGGTGATATCTGATGCGAACATAATTGCTCCATTCTTCTGTGGCCATATTGGCCGGTTACACTTGCCTGATGACAAATGTTCGTCCCAAAATCAGGACAGTAGTAACGCTGCGGACAAGCAGATTTGCTTTGTACCGTACCTATGAGCTAACGTAATACCAAAATCGTTAGCTGCTGGAAGAACGCGTCGCCGAATGTAATTAGTGTCTGTGCTACCGCCTAGATCGATCCAAGTATTATCCGGACCGTCTGTGTACACCCAAGAACATTGATACTCTAATGTCTCTTTGAATGTTATGCAGTAGTCAAGCACAGTAACTACAGACTCCAAAAGGTCGGGCTCTTTAGATTTCAAGAACTCACCAACCCCAAGGAACCAATCGACGACGAAAGAATAAGGAAGCGCCTCCCATAAAACGGAAGGCGTTAACTTCAGGCCAAAGATGTCGAGGAACCCTTTTAATCGGGCCCACTCAGCATCGATGCCTGGCACTGTGTACGTGTATCTCATAGTGGCATAGCCATAGAGTTTACGTTTCACTGAAGTTTTTGTGTCCAATGTTTCAGGACCAGAAGTCTCCAGATCATACGTATCGTTCACAATGCACTCTTTGTAGTGACGCGTCAGGATCTTACCTTGTCGGGATTTATAATCCGACAACATCTTTTCCCAATTCACTATCTTTTCATACAGTTCTTTACAGTCCCGTACGAAAAGCTTCCAACCAAACTGGTAGTTTAAATAACCACCAGCTAGGTTCTTGCGTACTCCGTTTCCGGAGCGCCAGAGGTTGAACATTTTGGGATAATCCCTCAATTCAACTAGGAAGTTGGCTAGTGAAAAACCCGCTTCGAGTGATGGCTTCATAGACTCGTACGCCCTTGCATTAAACTCGTTCTGCATCTCTAACGAGATGTCAGTCAGAACTGGAAGTGTGCAAAAGAGTATGAATCTTGAACGATCCGATCTGACATGTGTTTCAATGCCAGATACTTTGTACTGATAATAAGTACACGGCTCGTGTCGCCACCTGGAGGAATACTTAACATGGTAAATGTTACCATATTTACGTTTTCCATTTCCAGTCTCGTCCCGTATAGCCTCGAGTATTCCATCGTGGTGCAAGCTAAAATTAATTACCCAATTAAATGGGGAGTCAATGTCTCGACTCGCATTGCATACAAACGATGGATCGAGAACTCCACGGGTGCGTTCGCGCATCGGTGTCTCCTTTGTAAAGGTACGGCCCATGATGGCCGCCGAAGTCAACACACGCAGAATTACGCGTATTAACTAGCACATAAGTGCCAAC